CGGTCCCAGCTGATCACCTGCCGGTGCCCGCAGTGCGGACAGGGCAGCCGCAGCACCTGCTTGTTGCTCTCTTCCCACTTGCTCCAGATCGCACTGCGCCCCGCGATCGTTGGCGTGCTCGTCCAGCACTTCTTCGCCCGCGTCCCGAACGTCCTGGTGCGGGCCTCCACGATCGCCAGTGGGCTGCCCTCCTCATCGACGTCCGCCGGCCAGCGGTCGATCTCATCACCTGCCAGGAAGCGGATCGGCATCGACGCCAGACCGCTCGCTGCATTGGCCCCGCCGAGGATCAGGAAGCCGCCGGCAAACTCCTTCATCAGCTGCGTGTTGCCGCTGTCCCTCTCGCGCGGCGCCTTCACCTTCTCCTGCAGGCTCGGCGTCGCCTCGATCATCGGCGCGATGCGCATCTTGCTGTAGCGCTTCGCCAGGTCGATCGTTGGCTGCACAAACAGCGTCGGCGCCGGCTGGATGTCCATCGCGTAGCCCATCCAGTTGTTGAGGCTTTCGCTTTTGCCGAGCTGAGCCCCGAAGACCAGCACCACCTCCCGCACCTTGCTCGTGGCGCTCAGGTCATCCATCGGCTTGCGCAGATACGGCGTCCTGCTCGTGCGCCACTGGCCGTGCTCGCTGCTCGCCTTCGGGCTCAGCACACGCCGCTGATCAGCCCACTCGCTCACCGTCAGCAGCGGATCCGGCAGCAGGCCCCGCCAGAACGACTGGAAGCAATCCTCAGCGGATGCGGGCATTGCCCAGCGCCTCCAACGCCTGCGTCTGGTGCCGCTCGATGATCATCAGCACATCCTGCCGTTGATCAGGCGTCAGCCCGCCGGCAGCCTTGGCGATCTCGCCGATCATCAGCGGGCCCAGGCGCAGCACCGCATCCTTCACCTGCTTCGCCACCTCGAACAGCTGGCGCTCGACATCCACCTTCCGCACCAGGCTGCCATCGCGCTCCTGGTAGTCCAGCTTCAACAGCATCGCGCGGTAGCCCTCGGCCGCCGCCTTCGCCTGGCTGTAGGTCGCCTGGCCACGCCCGGCGCCCGGCACCATCGGCGCATCCGGCTCGCCAGGGTCCTCGCCCTTTGCGCGCGCCTTGCCGTTGTTGATCTGCGCTGCGCTGCGCACCTTCTGCGGCGCTGTGTTGCGATCCCACTCGAGGTCGGCAATCTCCGGGTCGATCACCCATCGCGCGCCCTTCCGCGTCACACCTCGCACCAGACGGCCCGACTCGATCGCCTTCCGCACCGCGCGATCACTCACCCCGCGATGCGCCGCATAAGCAGCCGGCGTCATCCCCATCAGTCCGGCAGCAGCTCCACGAAATACCCAGCCTCGATCAGCTTGCGCGCCAACCCCGCCGGCCGGCCCACGCCAAGCTGCAGCGGCGTGTCAGTCCCGGCCATGCCGCGGATCAACGCCACCAGCTGATCGATCAGCAGCACCGCATGGCCGCGGCTATCGAGCATCTCGTCCACCGTCACCTCAGGCCCATGCGCGCCAAACAGGACACGCAGCGGCCAGGCGCGCACATGCCCGCGCTCATCCCACTGGCAGCCATAGACGATCTGCGCCACTTCAATCATCGAAGCCAGGGACGAACGTGCGTCGCCGCGATGTGGCTGCATCCTGCCAGGGCATCAGCACCGGTGTGCCAGCCGTCGCTTTCACCACAGATTGCACCGACTGTTCGGCCGTCGCATCGACCCACGCCCACACATCCACATCAGGCCAGGCCCAGCTGCTCGCCGGCGTGCGCGTAACGACGCCATGCAGCTCGATCATCCCGGGCCCCGCCATCGGCAGCGCGTTCATCCCCAACCGCTCGGCCAGCGCCAACGCCAGCAGCTGGCCAGCAGGATCGACGCCATGCACGCCAGCGCGATCACGCCAGCGGCACTGCGCAGCGATCAGATCAACCGCTGCATCGAAGCCCGCCCAGGTCAGCTGCAGGATCATCCCTTCCCCGGCACCCAGGCCCTGTTCAATCCTGGCGCGCTCCGCTGCACCTGGGTAGGCATCCCCGCCCTGTTCACCAGTCGCACCACTTCCTCGCGCTCCATCCCCAGCCGCTTCTGGATCTCAGCCGCCGGGATCCCCTCATCCGCCATCTGCCGCACGATGTCCGCCATCCGCACCACAGCATGGGTGCCCCTGGCTCTGTTGTGTCGGATGGTGCTCATCATCCGGTGCACCGGATCGAGGCTCACCTGCACCGTCGGCACCTGGCCGCCCGTCAGCTTCGCCACCCGCGGATCAGCGCTCACCGTCCAGCGGTGGTAGCCATCGACGATCTGGAAGCTGCCGTCCGGCGCCTCGGGCAGCGTCACCACCGGTTGAGTCCAGCCATCTTCAAGGATGCTCACCACCAGCAGCTCCAGCTCCGGCGGCGCCACCACGTTCGGGTTGTAGCCGTTCGCCCGCAGCTTCTCCCGCGGCAGCCACCGCACACGCGAGACCGGCTGGCTTTTCACGCTCATCGCTTCGCCTCCAGCGCCTTCACCTGCTCGAACGTCAGCCCCGCCTTCGCCGCCGCCGCGATCGCGCGCTGCGTCAGCTGTCCCTTCTTCCGGCCCTTCAGATCGCCACGGCTGATCATCTGGCAGATGTACCGCCAGCTCACGCCGCTCATCACGTCGTCCTGCGTCTCGTGGATCGGCCGCCGCGTCTTCTTCTGGTGCATCCGGATCACGCCCGCCATGCTCTTGGCGATCTCCGCTCGCTCCTTCGGCGGATAAAGCTCCAGCAGGCTCCGGCTCCACTGCTGCCACGTCATCCCTCGCGGCGGCTCCTTCAGCCCGGCCCCATACAGGTCCGTCCTCGCGTACCGCCCTGCCGTGCCCACGCCCTCCACCCTGCGCAGCATCCGCGCCCACAGCTCCGGCCAGCCCTCCGCATACTTCCACAGCCCGCCCAGCGGCTCCTCGCCGAACGGCGGCGTCACGCGCTGCGTGCCCGGGCTGGTGCCCATCAGCGCCTGCACGTCGTAGGCCCGGTTGTAGTCCCAGCCCTCCCTGGCCGCCGCCACCCACACGTCCTCGGCGCGCCAGTCGTAGATCGGCTTGCAGTTCACGTAGTACCCCTGCCGCGCGTCAGCGATGAAGTTGTCCCGCGTCTTGCGCGTCACCGTCTGCAGCCGTCGCACCGACTCCTGCGCCCTGATCCCCGTCAGGTCCGCCACCATCCCGCACTCAGGCCCGAACAGCACCGGGCCCACATCGTCGAGTTGCATCCCCATCCGGAACCGCTTCACGTCGCGCAGCGTCACCGCGCCCCTGGGCATCGGCCGCACCCATCGCTCGCGCTCCGCCTCATCCCAGCACCGCCACCACGGCTGCGACCGCGCGCAGGCATTGCGGTGCGTGATCGGCAGGCAGCACCACAGCAGCCGCACATCATCACGCCCCCGCACCCGCTCCACGTACTCCACCGTCTCGGGGTAGATCGCTTCCTCATCCACGAAATACACATCGAGCGGCAGCCGGCCACGCTCCCTGGCGACCATCGCCGTCAGGTTCAGCACCACCGTCGAGTCCTTCCCGCCACTGAAGCTCACCACCACGCGATCGTGCAGGTCGTAAATCCGCCGGATCCGATCCAGCGCCGCGCTCATCACATCCGCGTCGATCCGCGTCGGCTTCAGCGTCATCGCGTCTGGAGCTCCGGCAGCAGCGCTGCGCTTACCCCATCCACCATCGTCATCCTCACCATCGGGTGGCCCTGGTCCGTCGGCCCACAATCCGAGTCCGGGTGCCACGCCACCACCGTCAGCCCGCTGTCTGATGGCGTCTCGAAACGGTGGTCGCCATCCGCGTGGATCAGGAATCGCATCCCCGGCCGCAGCTCGTAGTCGTCTTCATCCGTCACGCAGCGGCCGCGCCCACGCACCACCATCCCGATCCGCACGCTCGGGTGCGTGTGCGTCGTCTGCTGCGTCAGCAGCGGGAACCACAGCCCGTTCAGACATGGATCCCCCAGCCGCACCGGCGGCACCAGCAGGCTGTCCGTGCAGCCGTCGATGTACCGCAGCCGCCCGCGCTCCTCGAGCGGCCCGCCGATCACCATCATCCCCAGCCACCCCAGCGCGCTGATCACCATCGCCTTGCTCAGGTCCTGGCCCACCGGCCGCACCTCGCACTTGCCCGGCACCGATCCGTACATCCCCGCCGTCAGCACATGCGGCCACGCTCCGCTCTGACGCACCGTGACCGCGCCCTGGTGGCAGAACACGAAGTGCGTTGCATCGCCCGCCAGCACCAGCGCGCCGTCATCTACGCCCCACACCCGCACGCCCGGCAGCTCACGCAGCAGACCGTGCCCGTCCTTCAGCAGTTCAAACGCCGCATCCATCCATCCACTCCCGACACACCTGGACCAGCGCCTCAGGCGTGCCCTCCAGGCTGTGCTTCTCCTTCGCCAGCCGCACCGCAGCCAGCACCACCTCTCGGTCATCCCACAGCAGGTTGCACGAGAACACGTGACGCTCCTCCACCTCGCCGCTCTCCGCGGTGGCGTCCTCGTCGTCGTCACCCTCGCGCGGCTCGAGGCCCAGCCCCGGCTGATCCTCCGGCTCCGCTCGCTCAGTCCCAGGCCCTGCTGCAGCCACCTGCTCGAACTCGCCCAGCTCCAGGCCATCCTGCAGCCGCGCCAGATCCGCCTCGCCAAAACCCAGCACCGCCGGGTCGATCTCGATCGCCTCCAGCTCCAGGGCCAGCAGCTCCAGATCCCAGCCCGCGTTCTCCGCCAGCTTGTTGTCCGCCAGCACGTAGGCGCGGCGCTGCTCAGCGCTCAGGTGGTCGAGCACCACCACCGGCACCTCAGCTAGCCCCAGCAGCTTCGCTGCCGCCAGCCGGCCGTGGCCCGCCACCACACCGTCGCTCCCGTCCACCAGGATCGGCGCCGTAAACCCGAACTCCTGGATGCTCCTGGCGATGGCTTCCAGTTGAGCCTCGCCATGAGTTCTCGCGTTGCGCTCATACGGCTGCAGCCGCTCCAGCGGCCACATCTCCAGCCGCTTCGCCATCACCACGTGTTGCATCTTTTCCATGCCGTCATCGAACCACGGCACAGCCTCAACCGGAACCGGGCCGCCGCGTACCGGAACCTACTCCGTGACCAAAAAACGGCCCGCTCACATCCTTTGATCTCTTCTCAATAAGGCAGCTTTTTTGAGAACCCTTGCAGCGCAATGGATTGGGAACCCACCAAAAAGGCTGGCTCTAGCGAGAAACGGCGAGCGCGGCGCCCGCAAGCAACCGGCTCAGGGGGACCCAAAGCCGTGGGGGGAGGTGCACCCGGTACCGGGGGTGGAGGTAGGTGTGTGCTGGTTCCGGTTGGGGTCAGGCCCTGCCGAAGCCCCTGCCCATGCCGCCCAGGGCCCGGAGGATGCCTGACTCGAGCGCATCCTCGATCCGCACCTCTGTGCGTGCCTGGAGCGCTGGCGCCCATTTGCCGCCCGTATACAAGGCATGGATTGACGGCCCGTGAATAACATCCAGCGGCATCCGCTCCTTGCCACGGCGTTTGAAGGGCATGCCCTTGGCGATGAAGCCCGACTTCACGACAGTGCGCTTGCCCCGGTAGATGCTCATGCTCAGCCCGGTGCGCACCTCCTTGGGCTTGAACTGCATGGCGGTGATGGGCTTGCGGGAGGTGGTGATCACCGCGGTCTGGCCGCCTGCCATGAAGCGCGCTGTGGGGACGTCCTGCTTGATGCGTGCAGCGGAGAGGCTGTAGCGCTGTCCGATCGACTTGGCCAGGGTGGTGCGGCCTGCTCGTGCAGCATCGCGGACGCCTGCCCTGATGGCCTTGGGGATGTCCTGGCTGGAGAGCTTGGAGAGTGTCTGAGCCAGCTCAGCGTCACCGAGGACGCGAGCGCTGATGTCGATGCGTGCCATGTGGTGAGCCTCCTGGGGGACAGGCTACGAGCGGTTACGGCTGTTACGGTGCGTCACGGGAGGCGTAACACCCGAAACCCTTTGCGCTGCAAGGCTTTCGGCCCCTCTTGTTACGTTGTTACACCTAAAAAGAGGTATAGGTATAAAGGGGAAGAGGAAGGAGAGAGAGTGTGTGTGTTTGCTTTTCTCTATAAGGGGGGCTATCCCAGCGGACCGTAACACCGTCACAAATGACAAAACCCCTGCTGTAGCAAGGGGTTTGGCCGTAACAGGCTGTTACGCCTGAGCGTCACAAGGTCGAAAGCGGGATGCGCACGGCCCTGGATGTAGCGCCCATGCCTTTGAAACGCACGACGCCGGCTTTGGCGGCCCCTGGGAGGCGCGCGAGCAGTGTGCCCCAGCTGTGCCCCCAGGCTGTGTCGCGAAGGATGGTGGCGATCGCCTGCGCGGTGTTGGACACCAACAAGGCTCCATCTTCGACCTTGAGGCCGTAGCGGCCGAGGGTGGCTTCGGCGATGTTGGAGCTGAGCTCCCAGGCCGTCTCCTGGCCGGATGCGAGCGCCACCAGCTCACCAAGGGTTCGGGTGTGCGTTGAGTGATCAGCCTCGACGCGGATCTGGTGCTGGAGGATGTGCTGGATGCAGCGCTGCTCGTCGGGCACCTCGGTGGTCTGGCTGTAGGGCTCCCAGTCGTTCTGCTCGATCAGTGCGCGGGCCTCTTCTGCGGTAGCAGGCTGGCTGCTCATGAGCGACCATGCGCCGGCCAGCAGGGTGCCGTACTGGTCACCAAGGCGTTGCGAGTCGAACCGCTCGGCAGCGACGCGGGTGAAGACGGCCACCGATGCGCGGATGGTGGGGATGAGGCCCATTGTGCGGGCCAGCAGCCTGGCGGGAGCGTCTCCAGTGATGAAGCGATCGAGGTCGCGGTCGAGGGCCTCCCAGTGCGCCGTGCGCTCGGCCTTGGGTAGCTCTGTGGGGTTGCGGAGGGTGAGCTGCGCGAAGCGGCTGCGATCTGCTCCTTGTTTCAGGGCGGTAGCAATCGAGCTCATCATGAACATTGAGCGGATCGTGAAGCGGGTGACGTCACCTGCGGGGCTGCCCTTGAGCATGTGAGCGTGGGATTCAGAGCTCGCCACCCGGGCCAACGCGAGGATCGACTGCATCCGGGTTTGATCAGCCTTCTCGTTGCTCTCGGCTTCGTCGAAGACCACCGGAAGGGCATCGGCCCGCAAGGTCTGCCGCAAGCCAGCTTCTGAGGTGTTGCCGGCGACGTGGAGCCCCATGTCGCCCAGGAGGGGCGAAACATAGCGATCGAGGATGGCGCTCTTGCCTGAGCCGGCTGATGCAGTGAGCCAGATGTGCGGTCGCCAGCGCAGCGCGCCACAGATCGGCGCGAGGGTGACCCAGCCGGCCAGCAGGAGGCCTGACGCTGGCACTTCCCAGTGGAAGCGCTCAGCAAGCTCGCAGATCTGCAGGGCTTCGTCATCGGTAAGTGGTGAGGTCTCTCCAGGGCCGATGAGCGCAGCGCTGCGCTGATAGAGGTATGGGCTTTTGAAGGTGCGGGTGATGGGCTGGCCTTCGCCATCGACGATCAAGCGATCACCCATGTGGATCACGGTGCGGCCTTGATCCCACCACGCGCCGCGTCCGCGGATGCGATCGGGGCTGTAGACGCCGGCGGATGCCTGCTCTTCGAAGAGTGATGCTGCTGCCCATGTCCAGTTCACGCCTTCGCGCTTGCTGGGATAGAGCGTCTCCCAGTACGCCAAGGGGGCAAGGCGCACGAGGTTGGTAGATGTGTGGCTGCTGCCGCCGAGACGTACGACCTGGCCGGTGCTGCGGGGTTGGTAGTAGTAGCCGTCGGCGTCAAAGCCCAGGCAGGTGAAATAGCCACCAGCGGATGGCTTGATGGGCTCTGGGTCTGGGGGTGAAGGCGTCTCGATCGGTGGTAGCTCAGGCTGCTCGGGCAGAGCATCAGCGCCCCATGAGGTGAGCACGCCTGTGACTGGCTTGATGTGCTCGCGGACGAAGGCTGTGGCCGCGGCGCTGTCCCAATCGGCTGCATCGGCGATGTCCCAGCCGACCGGAAGAGTGTCGGGCGGATTGACGGCCTTGAGCTCGCAACCAAGCGCCAACAGCTGTTCGGCAAGGCGAGCCATGGCGGTGCGGCCGTCCTGATCGTTGTCGGGCCAAAGCGTGACGCGCCGGCCCTGCAGTGGTGTCCAGTCGACATAGGGGACGGCCTTGGCGCCATTGGACCAGGCGACCACGACGGTGCGCGGGAAGAGCTCAGCAGCGCGATCGGCAGCCTTCTCGCCTTCGACGACGAGCACGGGGGCATCAGGCCGATCGGTGAGATCCGGTAAGCGGTAGAGCGGCCTGGGGGCGGGCCACTCGCAGGTGAAGGAGTCGGCGTTCTCGCCACGGCTGCGCGGGTAATGCCAACGGCCATCGAGCCAGACGCGATGGATGAAGATCTTGCGCGCGGCCTTGCCATCTTTGGCCGGCAGATCGAGGCGCTGCATCCAGAACAGCTGCTCGCCGTTGGCATCGCGGTAGCACCACTGTGCGGTCGCGCGGCCCAGAGGCGGCGGCAGTACATCGGCCGGTGGCTTCTCAGGGATGCGGTGAGGCTTGCTGCGGCGCTTGCTGTTCGTTGGCAGTCCCAGGTGCTGCTCAACGCGCTTGGCTGCATCGGCAAATGACCAGCCGGTGCGACGCAGGAGCATGTCCCAGCCATTGCCGGCTCCACCGGATTGGTGCTTGCCGCCGCACTGGTTGCAGAACCAAGAGCCTGAGCCGTCAAGGTCGTCAAAGCGGTAGCGGTCTTCGCCACCGCAAAGCGGACACGGCTGGTGTTCGTCGGTCAGCTGTTGAGTGCTGAGGCCAGCAAGCGATGAGAGGATCTGAGGCCACCTGCCGCGCGCGGCTTCAGTGAGGTCGTTCATCACGTGCAATGGCTTGGTCGATGAGGTCGCGCACTACGTCAGCAAGGCTGCGCAATGGAGTGACTTGCTGTTGCAGCCAAGCCTTCTGATCAGGGCGGATCAATGCCGCCAGACGGACGGGTTTGGTGTTGTTCATCGTGGGGATTCGCCGTGCTCAAAACGGGCGGATAGTGCTGCTTTTGCTGCTCGTAGCAGTGCAGTAGCCGAACAAACTCGAAGATCGCCTATTGCAATCAGGTCATAATGCTCACTACGAAAAGCTAAACCTTCCGGCGTATCAAATTCTGGCGCCTTAACGCCAACTGGCAAAAATGTTGAATGCGGCCCCTGCCAATAGCGTAAAGGCCTGGCCGTACCTGCTTGAGGATCCACACTTAGTTCAATGACAGATTCTTCGAGGATCTCGCGAAATGGATCGCTGTGCTCCCATTGATGACAACGGTCGTCATTTGCAATAGCAAAATAACCATGCAGGCCAGATAAACAGCAAAGTTCGCGTAGCTTGTTGATTTCATGAGAATTGGGCGCAGTAGCTTTAACTTCAACCCAGATTTGCTGCGGGCGATCAGGAAAGCCTGAAACAAGAAAATCGGGCAGATAAAAGCCTGAATAGGGCAACTCAAAACCTTCTGGCTCGTATTGCCAAGAACAGCCGAGCTCAGTGAAAAACACCGCCCAGCGCGCCTCCAGCCTGCTGCGGAAACGATGCCCGTAGGCGCGTGTCTCGATCGGCTTGATGCCCATAGCGTTGTGGCTGTCTTGTGCCACTGTAGCGCCACTCATCAGGCCGGCTCCCGGTCGATCTCATGCGCCATGCGGCGCAGCTCACGCACGACGCCCCGAGGGGTGGGCCCAGGCATCTGCTCAAGGAGGTTGGCGCGGATCCTGAGCATCTCGCCGATGCGGCGGCGTTCATAGGACTGGCCGGCGGCCCATGCCACGGAGTCGCGCAGCTCCAGGATGCGCATTTCGGTGTCGGTGGTCATGCAGGGCCGTCCTGCCACTCGGGCTCCAGGGCAGCGATGCCGAGGATGTGGTTGGGGAACAGCTCCTGAGCGGTGAGTGTGGCCTGCGCTTCATTGGGCGCGAGCACACCGATACGGATCGGCGGCTCGTCCTGGCGCAGGGCAGTGACGGTGAAGGGGAACATCGGCGGCTGCTTGCGACGTGATCCGAACATCACTGAGCCTCCTGCTGCAGCGGGAGGTTGCTGCTGATGATGCGGTTGTGGAGGCGACGGGCTTCGCGGACGGTGGCTTCGGTTGCGTGCCAGCTCCAGTTGCGGAAGCGGATCTGCTGCTCGGCCCACAGCTCAGGTTTGGCGGCCCAGTTGACCGCATGTTGATCGGTGGCTGGGTCGCAGTGGTGTGCGTCGCGGTAGAGCTTGCGAAGCCTGTGGATGGCTGTCTCGGGTTTGAGTGTCATGGCCGTGGCCAGGGAGCTCCCGGACGCTACGGGCGGAGAGGTAGCGCAGCGATGCTGTCGTAACCGATGTTCACAGTCGCAGGATGGCGCGCGCGTCTTCTGGTGAGCGAGCAACGCCAGCGAGGCCACCGGCCTGCTGCACCATGGCAAGAAAGGCGCGCTGTTGCTCAGTAAGGCGGCCCTGGTCCTTGACCTCGATGGCGACGAACTGGGCAAAGCGGTGGCCCAGATCGGCTTCGGTGATGATCCGGGTGCGGAGGCCGATGAGGTCACTGCTGCCAGGGCAGAGGCCGTAGCGCACGAGGCGGCCCTGGGCGTCCTTGAGCGCTCCGGTGTTGTTGCGCCACAGACGCGCGGGCCCTGAGCCGTGCTCGATGCGGATGGCGTTCTGGATCGCCAGCTCATCCGAACGCCCTGCCATTCCGTGCCCTCAAGATGTGATCTGTCCAGCCGCGAGAGTAGCCACGCTCAAGGCGAATGGCCTCAAGCTCCTCGCGTGTGCGCGCCTTGCCGACGGCCTGTCGCTTCTGGCGTGCGACGACGGCGGCCGGCAGCTCCTGGAGGTCGCCATCGACGATGGTGAGCTCACGTCGTGCGGCGGGGAACTCGAATCCGCAGTCGACGCAGCTGGCGACAGTGGAGAGCATGGCGGCAAAGCACTGCGGGCAGACCTTGACCGGCAGGGCGTCGGATGCGGAGCGCTTGCCGCGCTTGGTGCGGCCCTCGAGGCTCCAGTCGCGCGGGTCGGTGGGCCGGCCGTGCCGGAGGGTGTTGCCCACGTGGTCGTTGACGATGGCGTGGGTCTTGCCCGGGCATGGGCGGAGCACGCGGCCGATCTGCTGCAGGTGCAGGCCCAGGCTGTCGGTGGGGCGCAGCAGGATCGCGCCGGTGACGGATGGGATGTCGGTGCCCTCGCTCACGATGTCGCAAGAGGTGAGCACCTTGAGCACGCCAGCGCCGAGGTCGTTGATGAGGCGGCGGCGCTCGCCGCGGTCCATCGAGCCATCGAGCATGGCGGCGGGGATGCCCTGGGCGCGGAAGGCCTCGGCCACCGCGTCGGCGTGGGCCACCGAGACGCAGAAAGCGATGGCGGTGCCGTTGTGGTGCTCGGCGATCGAGCGGCGGTAGTGGGTCACGGCATCGCCCATGGCCTGGCCCTGGCGCAGGCGGGCCTCGGCTTCGTCGTGGCCCTTGCGGGTGTCAAAGCGCTTGATGCCGGAAAGGTCGATGCCGGGGGGCGCGAAGATGCGAGCCGGCACGAGGAAGTCGTTGGTGGTGAGCCAGGCGGCATCGGGGCCTTCGATCAGGGCCTCGAACTGATCGCCGAGGCCACGCCCGTCGAGACGTTCTGGAGTTGCCGTGACCCCGAGGACGTGAGCGCGCGGCATGGCGGCCAGCACCTTGGCCCAGGTGCCGGCGACGGCATGGTGGGCCTCATCGACGATCAGCAGCTGAAAGAAGTCGGCCGGGATCTGGTGGAGCCTGCGAGCCAGGGTTTGGACGCTGGCCACCTGCACGCCCTGGGACAGGTCCTGGCGGTAGCCGGCGGCGATGATGCCGTGGTTGCAGCCGATCGCGTGAAGGGAGCGGCTGGCCTGATCGACGAGCTCCTGGCGGTGCACAAGGATGCAGACGCGGTTGCCGCGGATGGCGGCCTGCTCGGCGATGTAGACGAAGGTGTAGGTCTTGCCGCCACCGGTGGGCAACACGAAGAGGACGCGGCGACGACCGGCCATGTAAGCGCCGCGGATCTCGGCGACGGCCTGGGCCTGAAAGGGGCGAAGCGAAACAGCCATGCAGGGGCCTGGCAGTGGGGTTGACGTGAGCTGCAGGATCGCAGATTATCCCGCGAAATCAATGCTTTGTGACGGTATGTAACGGTAATTAGCGGGAGGCGGAGTGATGTTCCGGGAGGTGTTTAGGGTCTGTCCTGACCCCCACTATTCACAGGCTATGGGTTGGATCCGCGAAGTCTGGTGGCGCTGGCAATCGCGCCGGTTCCACTGGAAGCAACAGCGACAAGCAGCCGCTGGATTGAGCGATTACAGCGTCGCGTACTACGCCGAAGGCAACGGCAATTCGGCCTTGTTCGAGCGTGCGTGCCAGGTAGAGGCCCGGCGGCGGCGCATTCAGGTGAGGCCCGCTGATGCCTGAGCTGAACCATCACCCGGGCCTCACCAACGAGGCCTATCACGCGCTGAAGGCGGTGAGCCCCAGCCAGATCAAGGTGCTCGGGCGCAGCCCGCTGCACTACTTCGACCAGTTTCTGGCCGAGGACCGCGAGAAGCGTGAGCCGACGCCGGCGATGCTCAAGGGCACAGCGCTGCACACAGCCGTGTTGGAGCCTGAGCTGTGGGACGCCACGGTGGCGGTGCCGACGCAGGCCTTCGATCGCCGCAGCAAGGCCGGCCGTGAGCTGGCGGCCGAGTTCGAGCGCGAGAGCGCCGGCAAGATCGTGCTCAGCCTCGAGGATGCCGACGAAGTGCGGCGGATGGCCGATGCGGTGCGGTCGCATCCGGCTGCTGGCTTCCTGCTGGAGCTCCCAGGCCGGCGGGAAGCCAGCTACACGTGGAAGGATCCGGCCACAGGGCTGGAGTGCAAGACGCGGCCGGACTGGCACAGCGAGGATCGCCGGATCGTCGTGGACGTGAAGACGACGCGCGACGCCAGCCGGGTGGAGTTCGCCAAGAGCATCGCCAACCTGGACTACCACGTGCAGGCGGCCTGGAACCAG